TAAAATTCAAAATACTTCATATAGATTATTTTTTCATGATTTTATGATGCTTGAAGGGTTCTTATTTTTTCTTGAACTCCTGGATAGTTAGGAGATAGACGTAACACAGCTCTATAAGCACTGACAACATCTCGCCTATCTTGCAAGTTCGTTTTTTCCATACTATTTTCTTTAGCAACAGCTAAGCGATATAACCAAAGAGGACGTTGTGAATTAAAGCGAACTGCAATGGAATAGGCAATGTCAGCTTTATTGTATTTTTTTTGCCTATCATATATTTCTCCAATAAAAAAGTAAGCATCCCCTAGCCTATCTCCCGCCTGATTTGAATCCACATATTGCTCAAGATGTTGCAATGCTAAATTATATTTTCCAAGATAAAAATATGCCTCTCCGGCTGTTTCTATTATGCGTAAATCTTGAGAAATAGTTAATGCTTCTTTGCAATATTTAACCACTTCATCATAACGTTTAAGTCGCAATAAAGACCATGTGCAAACAGTATATGAATCCAAATTTCGTGGATTTTGAGATAATTCTGCAAGACAAATAGCAACGGATGCATTGTAAGCATCTTTTGCTTCTTCTGTTCTACCCCTTTCGTCCAAACTCCTACCATCCCTAAATAGCTTTAGTGCATCAGGCTTTCCTTGACCTACCAAAAACAAAACACCACACAATAGATAGATAGAAAACAAAAGATTTTTTTTCACAAAGCTCTCCATTATCAAAATAACAAACTCAGGATATACAATAAACACTGACTAATTCACATTGAATTAATCAGTGTTTGTGAAATGGTATTATAGATGAAATAAAGGCCTTATTCAAGGATTACACTTTTTTTATTAACAACAAAGTGATTTCGTAGTCAGTTGGTAAAACGGACAGCTAGTTTTTGCTATGTTAACTAGTTGCCCGTCTTTGTACGAGCGACTAACACGGGAACTCGTAAATTAGCCAGCTTTGGATAACATAGCAATCCAAAAGCTGGCTTTTTTTTTAAAGAGGCTATGAAATGACAAATTATCCGAAAGATATCTTTGAAACTTATGTTGAGCGACAAATTAGTAAAAATAAATTTATAGAAAAACTTACTGAATGGCAAAAAGCAAACGGCATAGACTATAGTTTCAAGAAAACAGTAGACAACTTAGACGTTTACTTCACCTATCGACACATAACAGCAACAATCAAAAATAATAAATTGCATTTCAAGACAGACAAAAATGAAAAAGCAGATACACCTTTTGAGTTTCGTCGAAAGGTTGATTTTTACCTAGAGTATAAAAGTAAGTTAGTCAACATGGCTTTATCAACAATGGATTTTTATTTTGGTAAAGCAGTAAAGGCAATTGGAAATTTAGAAACTAATGACTACCACACAAACATAGAGAAAGCAGAATACTGGGCAGGAATAGCAAGGGAGAAATCGTCATGTCTTTAGGTAAGATAAATAGCATATACGAAAAAGCTGTAATTAAACAAATCAAAGAAATAATTGATATCACAGGAATAAAACTACAGCGAATAAACACAGGTTGTTTTGTGGTTGGTGAGGGTAGAAACCGTCGCTACATCAAGACAGCCGAAGCAGGAACTTGTGATTTTGAGGGGTATGATAAGCATGGACGTTTTGTTGCAATAGAGTGCAAACGCCCTATAGGAGGGAAGTTATCCTCAGCACAAAAAGAGCGTATAGATGATATTAATAAAAAAGGTGGGGTTGCTTTTGTTGCCCATAGTGGCAATGAGGCTCTAGCCTTACTACAAAAAAATAATTGCATTTAAGGAGGTGCTAGAAATGCAAAAAGAAGACAAAAAGGATGATGGAAAAACGCCTGAAATCATACTGATTTTAGTCCAACAGTTAAATTATGTAGCAACAGAAAAAGAGATTGAACTTCAAAAAGAAGAAGATGGAAGTAAGATAGCTAACTTACAAGGTTTTTTAGCAGGGGTGCGTTCATATAAAAACACAATGAAAGCTAGCGGTTATACACTCGATGCTGAAATTGATAGCACAGAGGCACGCATGAGACCATATTTTATTAATGATGATTGCTTAATTGAATTTTCTGAATTACGAGAGATTGTTTCTATAGTAGATAAAATTACTAGTAGTAATGACTATAAAGCATTTAAAGACCTCTGGGGTAACGCTGTAGAGGAAGAAAAGAATAAACTCTTTTATCTCAGTAAAAAGGGGCGAGATTTACACTTTGCAAAAGGTTGGTATAAGGCAATGACATGGGTTGATTGCAACATCGACAAATTATACGAAGAATTAGTAAAAATGGAAAAAGAAGCAAAACTACCATTTTGATAACATCATATAAATAGGAACTACAAAATGAAAGTATTGAGTTTATTTGAAACGTACACAGAGGGTGATAAGTAATAGCTTACTTAGGCAGGTTCAAATCCTACACGTTTCAATAGGCTAAAACGGTGCGCAACGTGTAAAGCCTAAATAAAAAAAATTAAGAGGTGCAAAAAATGAAAAATATAATTTACACAATTTGTGAGAAATTGAGAGGATTTTCAGATGACAAAGAATATTTTGAAATACTTCAAATAACACCAAGACAGAATAACGAATACGTAGTTATTGTTAGGCTTATAGACACAGAAGCAAAAGAAACAAAGGGGGTAGTCAATGGAAGTAACCAATAATCTACACCTACCCGAAGCCTTTGTTAAAGCTGTAGGCATAGAACGCCACAATAAAGCAGGTTGCTACTCTGCAACAACACTTAATAAAGGAACAAAAGAAATTATCTTACAGGAAAGACACTGGGAAGAGTTTAAAACTGATGCAGCGGATAACGTCTGGGCAGTCTGGGGAACAGCAGTACATGAGCTTTTTGAAAAAATACAGGATGATAATTTTCACGAAGAAAAGTTTGATATTGAAGTTTCTAAAAGTCATGTTACAGGTACTGTGGACAGCTATGACATGGAAAATGGAATTATAAACGACTGGAAGACAGCAAGCGTTTATAAAGTAATGATGGGTGATTTTAGTGATTGGCATAAGCAAGGAATGACTTACGCTTGGCTTCTAAAACAAAGTGGCTTAGATGTTCAACGTTGTCGGTTTATTGCATTACTAAAAGACCATTCAAAGAGTAAAGCAAAGACTGATAAAAGCTACCCACAATCTCCCGTATTTGTTTACGAGTTTGATGTAACACCTGAAGACTTAGAACTTGCAGGAAAGCGAATTCATTCTAAAGTTGTTGAAATCGAAGAAGCAGAAAAAATAGCTGATGATGAAATCACACCATGCACAGCCGAAGAACGCTGGGCAGATGATGATAAATGGGCAGTGATGAAAAATGGAAGAAAAACAGCAGTTCGTGTCTTTGATAAAGAAATAGATGCTGATAGATGTGTAAAAGAGTTGGGAGATAATCACTATATAGAACATAGACCAGCAGTTAGTAGAAAGTGTAGCGATTATTGTCTTTGTAAAGATTTTTGTAATTTTTATAAAAATCAACAGGGAGTAGAAGAATGACAGACATCAATAGCTTAACAATCATTGGAAGATTAACACAAGATATATCAGATAATAACTTTGCTTATACTGCAGGTGGAACTGCTCGCCTTAATCTTAGTATTGCAGTAAATCGTAGCCAAAAAAGTGGTGGCGAATGGAGCGATAAAGTTTCATTTTTTGATGTAACCATCTGGGGTAAAACTGCAGAAAACATAAAAAACTATCTGAGTAAAGGCAAACAGCTTGCCGTGCAAGGTTATCTAGAACAACAACGTTGGGAGAAAGATGGGAAGAAGTATAGCAAGGTTTGCATAATTGCAAATCAGATACAACTACTTGGCGACAAAAACAAAGATGTATCACAACAGGAACTGGGTTATACAGACTTAAGAAATGGTGATGACTTCCTTGATGATATACCATTCTAAAGGAGATAGAAAATGAACAATGCAATCAGTATATATGAATCACTAGCACGCCCACCAAAAGATGCACTGCGTGAAATCCAAGCAGGAAAACTAAAAGGCAAGACTGATATTAACCCACAATGGCGATATAAAGCGATGACCGAAAAGTTTGGACTTGTAGGTATTGGCTGGAAATATGAAATCCAAAAACTATGGACGGTGCAAGGAGCAAAAGATGAAAAGCTGGCTTTTGCTCAGGTTGCAGTGCTAGTTAAAGATGGTGATGTATGGAGCGAACCAATTGTGGGAATAGGCGGAAGTAAGCTCGTAGCCATTGAAAAAGGAACACCTGTAAGCAACGATGAAGGCTACAAAATGGCAGTCACAGATGCATTCAGCACAGCACTAAAGATGATTGGTGTTGCTGCAGACATCTACGCTGGATGCTGGGATGGCTCAAAATACAGAGAACCGTCAGAACAACTACCACCACAAGTTCAAATGGTAAAAGATATTTTTGAAGGAGAAGTTGTTGAGATAAAGCAATCAACAAAAACATCCTTTCAACCAAAAGGTGGAGCAACTACACCATCAGAAAAAAAGGAAATTACCTCACTATTAAGTAGCAAAGGGGCAGACGGTAAAGCTATTTTTACAAAAGATGAAATGAAAGCATATAGCGATATGAGGAAAGACAATACTGCTAGTGAGCTTATCTCAATCATCAAAGTAGAGTTACAGAAACGTGTCAGCCAAGAAACAAAGCAAGAAGAAATGGATATCTACTAAAAGGATGGTGGCTATGGTGCAATATGTATTAAAGCGAGTAGTGATTAAAGGGCGTATAGCTTTTGAACCACCACAAGACATGGCGGCAAACGAACATATAAAACATGAACTTCGTAAATGTCGTGATAAGCATAACGATTTTGTACTTGTTACACTACAGCCACCCAAACGCCCACGAACAACAGGGAAAGACTCACAAAACCATCATTTGAATGGACATATCATGCAGATATGCAACGAGACAGGAAACGACTACGATAGCGTAAAAAACGCCGTCAAGATGATAGCCGTTGAAAACATGGGTTACCCTTACAAGACAATCAATGGGTACATAATCCCACAACGTGAGCGAGACTGCAGTACTGATGAATGTGCCAAACTTATAGAAGCGGTGCATTTATTGGCTGCAGACTTAGGAATTATTTTACAGGAGTGAAAAAAACATGAAACAACTTTATTTATGCGGAGCAATAAGCAACAATCCAAATTATAAACAAGATTTTGAAACAGCGTATAACAAACTTCAGAAAGCAGGATATGCAATTGTAAGTCCACTTTATTTTTGTAATGAACAATGGTGCTGGGAGCAATGTATGCGTGAATGTATACGAGTTTTAAGTACAAAAAAAGCAATTGCAATTATAGGTAATATAAGCAATTCAAAAGGGGCAAGATTGGAAGTTGAAATAGGAAAAGCTTTAGGAATGGAAATTAAAAGCGTTGATGAATGGACAAAAGAAGCGTTTAGATCTGCTTGGAATAAAGCCGGTCCAAAAGAACGTAAAAAATTTCTAGAACTGCCAAACTGGAATAATGAAGTTTTTAAGGAACTCTCAGGGATTGATGCAGAAGCAGAAATAGCAAAAGAGAATCAAGAATAACATTGTAGGATAAAGATATGGAACGTATAAAACTGTTTAATGACCATTTTCAAAATTATAAAGTATACGGAATTCCTAAAGCACAACTTATTATTGCAGATATTCCATACAACGTTGGAAACAATGCTTATGGTAGTAATCCTAGCTGGTATGTAGATGGAGATAATAAAAACGGCGAATCAGAACTTGCAGGCAAACAATTCTTTGACACGGATAAAGATTTTAAGCCTCCTGAGTTTATGCACTTTTGTAGCAAGATGTTAATTAAAGAGCCTAAAGAAAAAGGAAAAGCCCCATGCATGATTGTATTTTGCAGTTTTGAACAGCAATTTGAACTCATAAAACTAGCAAGTCAATACGGACTTAATCACTACATAAATTTAGTTTTTAGAAAAAACTTCTCAGCACAGGTACTAAAAGCGAACATGCGGATAGTAGGAAATTGCGAATATGCAGTTTTGTTTTATCGTGAAAAACTTCCCAAATTTAATAATGAAGGTAAAATGATTTTTAATTGTCTTGAATGGAAGAAAGACGAAGAGACTCCAAAGGTACACCCAACACAAAAACCATTAAGAGTAATTGAAAACTTAATCCGCATATTCACTGACAAAAATGACGTAGTTATTGATCCTGTCGCAGGTAGTGGCGTTACGCTTCTAGCAGCTAAAAATTTAGGACGCAGGGCATACGGATTTGAAATAAAAAAGAACTTTTTCAAAGAAGCGAATGACCGTGTTTTGACGGAAGCCCACCTGTATTTATTTTGTTAAACGGAGAAGAAAGCCAATGTTGATTTTTCCAATGAAAAAAGAATGGTACGAAAAAATAAGATCAGGCGAAAAGATGATTGAGTACAGAGAACTAAAAGCCTATTGGTCGAAGCGCATTTTTAACGAACTTAAAAGAGAGTTAAAAAAACGTTATCCCAATTCAAAAAACAAGATAGAGGCTCTACGGCTACAAGAATTTTTAGAAATGACAAAAGAAGACTCTATAGTATTTGAACCTGTCGATTTATTTACTCTACAAGGAATATTCCGTCTTGGATATGGTGCAGAAAGGTTATCGGCAATTATTACAAAGATTGAAATAGCAAACGGTAAAGATACTGATTTAAACATCGACAAACCGGTGTATGTTATTCATTTTAAGGTAGGAGTATAAAGCCAATGTCTACATCAAAAGACCAGTGTCGCTATACACTCGCAACAAGTGGCGGAGTTTGTGAAGTATGTGGGCAACCTTTGAATGAAGGTCGCCCACAAGGAGCTCACCGAATAGGAAACACTAAAGCAAACCGTGCCAAGTACGGAAACTTCGTCATTGACCACCGTCTCAATATAGGAATGACTTGTTCTTTAAAATGTAATGGGAAATTAGACATAAGCAAGGACATAGGTAAAGTTATAAAACTTTGCGAAAAAATATATGAAAAAGAAGCAGAGAAATACGAGGTGGGAATATGAGAGAATCATTTGTTTTTCATAGCGAATATATTGAGGATTTACCTGATGAATACAAAGCAACGTTTGCTATGTACACTATTAACTATGCTCTAAATAATGAACATCCAGCTGTCACAGAAAATACGCTTGAGTGGGCATTGTGGATTAAAATTGCTAAACGAATTGACCAAGAAAGAAAGAAATACGAATCAATCAAAGCAAAGCGAGCAGAAGCGGGTAAGAAGCACAAAGGCAACCAATACAAGCAAGAAATAACAAAAGAAGAAACATTGAAAACAAAACTGCATATAGAGAAAGAAGAACTAATTGAAAAACCTATTAAAAAACAAAAAGAACAAATTTTTGAAAAACCAACCATTGAAGAAATCAAAGCCTACTGTATGGAGCGAAAAAACAATGTAGATGCTCAGTCGTTCTTTGACTTTTATGAAAGCAAAGGATGGAAAGTAGGAGCTGTCAAAATGAAAGATTGGAAGGCATCTATACGCACATGGGAGCAACGACAAAAGACAGAGGGTATAAAGCAAAAGACTACAATGGTTTTGTGGGGACATGAAAGTAATATCCCAGATGAAATTATAAATACGTTTTAAGAAGAAAAGGGGTGAAAATGAAAGAAGCAAAAGATATCACAACATTAATAAACAATTTTCTATCAAGCATTACACCTAAAGATGATGCAATTGTTTTGGAACGTGAACGTAGACTGCAAGAAGAAGCACTGCGTATTAATCATAGAGAAACTGTCCCAGAAAGATTTTTTAAAGAGTCAATCGATACCTATAAAGTAGATGATAATGAAAAATACAATGCTTTAAGCAAGGCTCGTATATTTATCAAAGCAGTAAAATATAGGCAATTTCAAACACTTATAATTTTAGGAAACGTAGGAACTGGTAAAACACATCTAGCTTGTGGAATTATCCGAAAATGCGGAGGTCTTTATAGACTAGCCTCTTCAATAGTCGAAGAAATAAGAAGAGCAAAATCATTTAGAAATACAGAAACAGAAGCTGATATTTTGTATAAATATGGACAAGAAAGTCTCTTAATTATTGATGAAATCGGACGTAGCAGTTCTGCAACAGATGAACAATATATGATTTATCAAATAATAAACGAACGCTATAACCGTCGTAAACCCACAGTTTTAATAAGCAATCAAACAAAAAAAGATTTTTTACAATATGTCGGGATAGCCACAGCTGATCGCCTAACAGAAAGTGCAGAAGTAGTAGAGTTAACGGGTAAAAGCTACAGAGCTATTATACGTCAAAACAAAAAATGCAATTAGAGTTTGATTTTAATGAGCCACCAAAACAAAAAATAGCACTACCATATTACGATAATCCAACATGTGATAACGAACAATTATTGAATTATCAGTGGGATTTTAAGCAAGGTGATAAAACAGCACTTGATAAAATGTATAAACTAGGACTTTCTATAGCTCTACGTTACATATCTATACATGCAAAGAAAAACCCGCATATAGCAAAATTAGAGCCGTATCGTCGAGAAGAAAAAGCACACAATGCCATAACATATATTATAACCCGATATTTAAAACTATCAGATTTTACA